TCACTTGTTCTTTTGTTGCTTGCCTCGATGGGGACTAGAATAAAGCAAAGGTTTTTTAATTAAGGCAGATGGCTGGTTTTTACTCAGGTCAAGATGGGCGTTTAATCGTAAACGATAGTACCGTTGCTAAAGTACGTTCTTGGTCTTTTACTGCCAATCAAGCTGTTCTTGAAACCAGTTCTTTAGAAGACACAGACAGAACATTAATCCCTGGAATCAGGAGCGTTACAGGTAGTTGCAGTGTTTACTACTATCAAGAAACTGCTGGAGGAACGACAGATGTAGGGACATTACTCGGCAAAATGATCACTGCTAATGCCTCTGGTGATGGACAACAAGGTGGTGGAGAAAAAAGTACAGTCAAGTTTGAATTAAAAATTCTTGACGGAAACACTAATCGTTCAATCACTTTTTATGCCTATATCACAAGTCTTTCAATGACCAGTTCTGTAGGAGAAGTTTTATCTGCTGATATTAGTTTTGAAGTCAATGGAGCTGTAACTGGACTTGACTTCTAAATGGCTATTTATTTTGGTTCAACAGGGTTTGTTGAAATAAAAAGAGGTAATAGTCGTCCTTTTAATTCTTCCTTAGATCCTGCTGACGTTAATACAACAAAGAAAAGATTTAGTGTTGATTTTGCTAGTGGATCAATACTGACAGGAGATCAATTAAAGATTGCAACAAAAGATGGTTCAAATTTAGAACTTGTCTCAGGGCATAACCATCCAGATGGTCGTTGGTACGTTCACATTGATGACGCTGGAGGATTGAAGTTATATAACAGCTTTGCTCCTTCTCTTGCTGGTGATACTTCTACTGCGTTATCCCTTGTTACTCCTTCCTCCACGAAAGATATAACCGTTGAAAGTCAGGGAACAAGATATAGAACTCTTGGTAAAGTTCGAGAATTTGAAATTACAACGACAAGAGACACCGTTGATATTAATAGTTTAGGTGAGGATTTCAGACAGAGATATGAACGGGGAATGATTTCTGGTCAAGGGAGTATGCAATGTATTTGGCAACATCGTGTCTTTCAGGGAGATACAATTAATATTCTTGAGCCTGAGTTCCCTGTCTATTTAGCGCAATTAGCAGTTCGTCTTGAGCAAGGAGCAGATTTTTTAGGCAGATTTTTTATTTATCACGATCCAGCTCAAACAAAAACAAGTGTTTGGTATGAAGCTGAATGTTTCGTTACTAATGTTGCTATTAGTGTTCCTGCTGCTGGAGTTGTAGAAGCATCAATTGATTTTGTTACGACAGGCAATATTGCATTACATACTGGACAACCACCAGCGTATCTACTTCAGGAAAATACAGATAAGATATTGCAAGAGGATGGATTGGGTATTTTACTTGAAGACCCAACCTCTTAGAATGTCTTTAAAGGTTTTAATCATGCGAGGTAGCTGTGGCTGATCTACAAATTACGCAATTACCAGCGATTGCGTCAGGAAGTGTTGCAGCAACTGATCCATTAGCGTTAGCAGATGTCAGCGCAAGTGAAACTAAAAAGGTCACTGTTAAAGATTTAGTTGCAAGAGGAGTTGCTGTTATTGATGCAGCAACAATTCCTGCAACGGCACTGAGTTATCCATTAACAGCAGGTCAAATTGTTACAGCCACGCTTGCTGATAACGCAGTAACAGCAGCAAAGATTGCCAATACAACAATTACTGCTTCTCAAATAGCAAACGACGCTATTACGTCATTAAAAATAGCTGCAAACGCTGTTGGTTCGAGTGAATTAGCAAACGACTCAGTTGATACAGCAGCGATTATTGATTTAAATGTAACAACAGCAAAGCTTGCCGCTAATGCAGTTACAACAGCAAAGATTACAGACGCTAATGTTACTTATGCGAAGTTAAATTTAAGTGATGGAGATATACCTGGAGCAAAGCTTGTTGCTGGTTCGATTACTGCAACACAAATAGCAACTAATGCTGTCACTGCAACAGAATTAGCGGACACTTCCGTTGATACAGCAGCGATTGCTAATAACGCTGTAACGGCTGCAAAGATTGCAAACACAACTATAACTGCATCTCAAATTGCTACTGATGCAATTACATCGGATAAAATAATAGCAAATGCTATTGGTTCAAGTGAACTAGCTAATAATTCTGTCGATACAGCAGCAATTATTGATGCAAATATAACAACAGCAAAGGTTGCAAATCTAGCAATCACAGCAGCCAAGATTGCTAACGATACCATTACTGCTACTCAGATTGCGGCAAATGCAATAGCAGCTAGTGAACTTGCTGACAATGCGGTTGATACGGCAGCCATAGCAACGTCAGCCGTAACAGATGCAAAAATTGCTACTGGTATTTCAGGCACAAAAATAACTGATGCAACGATTACAGCCGCAAAATTAAACACATCAAACCTTGATCGTTCATTAAATGTAGCTAGTGGAAATCTAGGAATTAATAATGCTGTTACTGGTGGAGCGTCAGCACGAAGTGGAATCACCTATAACGCTCAAGGTTTAATTACAGGAACAACTGCTTTAGTTGCAAGTGATTTACCAGAGGCAACAACTTCTGCTATTGGTGCAGTTTCCGTTCCAACAGCAGGCGGTTTATCAGTTACAAATTTAGGTGCAATATCAATTACTAATAGTGTTACTGCTGCGACACGATCTGGAATTACTTATAACGCTCAAGGCTTAATTACTGCTACTACAGCCTTAATTGCTAATGATTTACCAGCCGCTACAACATCAGCGATTGGAGCAATTAGCGTTCCAAATGCTTCTGCTCCTTTAACTGTTGATGGAAACGGTGTTTTATCCTTTGCTGATTCTGGAGTTACTGCTGGTACATACGAAAAAGTTACTGTTAATGCTCAAGGGATTGTCACTGATGGAGCAGATTTAGATGCTGCTGATATTCCTGATCTTGACGCTGCAAAAGTAACAACAGGTCAATTTATAACAGCAAGGATTGCAGATAATGCGATCACGATGGATCAGCTTGGTAGCAATGCTATTTCGTTTATTCAAGAAGCTCAACCAGCAATTACTGATCTGCCTACTGGTGTTTATTGGTTACAAGAATCAACAGGGCAATTAAGAATCTTTAACGGTAACAGTTGGTTCTCTGTTGGATTTGGTCGATTAGCAGAAGAGAACTTGAGATTCTGTGGAACATTTAATGCTTCCAACGGCTTGATTGTTACCCTGACCACCTTTGGAACAAGTGCAGGATTTAGCGCAGGAAATGCAATTCCAGCAGGTACAGCCTCAACTACTGGTTGTTATTTTGTTTGTGTTGTAGCTGGTAATGGAACGGCGGTTGTTCCTTCAACTTCCTTTGATGCAGGTGATTGGGCCTTATGTATGGGTCTTAATGACTGGGATCGAGTTGATACTTTGAGTGGTCCTGGTTCTGTTTCTGCTTTAGATGATTTATCTGACGTAACAATTAATTCTCCTACTGCTGGTCAGTTTTTTGAATATGCGGCTGATGGTCAGTGGAAGAATGTTTCTGAAATAGCAGGTGGGACGTATTAACGAAAAATTGGTATCCTAGAAGCACCTATGGATATAGGTGTCCATCGCTTGTATAAGCACTAGAAATTATGGCTATTAAGATCACGCTGAAAAACAGCGTTGTACAGGATTCTGTCCCAACTACTTCTCATTTAGCGGCTGTAGGGGAACTGGCATTAAATGCCAACATTAATAGCCTCGGAATATATATGAGGGCTAGTGATAATTCAATTGTAAAGATGGCTGGACCTGGGTCACTTACGACTCCAGCAGCTTCAACAACAGTTGCAGGTATTGCAGAATTAGCGACTTCTGGTGAAACAACAACAGGAACAGATACGGCAAGAGTTACTACTCCTGCTGGTGTTAAGGCTGTTACTGACGCAGAACGAACCACATCAAACAATACATATTTAGCGAAGGCTGGTGGAACGTTAACTGGGGTATTAGCTGCGACTGCTGGAAGTAATTCTGCACCTGCTATTCATTTTGGTGATTCAGATTCAGGAATTTATGGCGGTACAAATACAGTTTCTTTAGCTGCTGGTGGGACACAAGGATTGACTTTATCTAGTACTGGTAAAGTCTCTTGTCCTGTAGGGCTTAATATAGGTGCATCTAGTTCTTATAATTTCTCAGCTAAATTAGCGACAGACAAGCACATTGGATTTAGCCCTAATCAAGGTGAACTAGGTAGCGTTCCTGCCTTAGTTGCTTATGACGATGCAGGAGGACTGGAGGACATAGGGTTTAGAGGTACAACTATACGATTCGCACGTTCATCAGCAGAAGTTGCAAGATTTGATAGTTCAGGTCGGTTGCTTGTTGGTCTTACTTCTGCAAGAACTTTCAATTCTGGTTATACGCCTCCTTTACAAGTTGAAGGAAATACTGCCACAACATCATCTATTTCAGCGATAAATAATATAAATCAAACAGGTGGTCCGTCTGTTTGGCTTGGCAAGAGTAGAGGAGCAGCTCTTGGAGGAGTTACGACTGTTCAATCTGGAGATGAACTAGGTTCTATTTTCTTTAATGGTGCTGATGGAACAGATATTCAAAGTATTGGAGCATCAATTGTTGCTAAATCAAATGGAACAGTTGCAGGTAATAGGATGCCAGGTGAATTGTTGTTTGCCACAACAGCAGATTCAGCAGGTTCAGTTTCACCTACAACACGACTAACAATTACCAGTGCAGGAGAAGTTAACGTTCCAGATAACGGGAAATTTACTGTGGGTGATTCGTCAGATTTGTCTATTTACCATAATGGGTCACACAATTATATTCAAACTAATAATGGAAATACTTATTTATGGGGCGGTGGAGCACTACTAAGAGCTGTAAGTGATGGTCAAGTAGAACTCTATTACGACAATAGTAAGAAGTTGTCAACTTATTCAAGTGGAGTCGAAGTTACTGGCACACTTTTTATACCTGATGGAAGTGCGACTGGTAATAGAATATCAATTGGCGATAGTGCGGATTTAAAAATCTTCCATGATTCATCTAATAGTTTTATTGATGATACTGGAACAGGTTATTTAAGGATTAGAGGTAGTGAAATAAGACTTCAGAAAACAGGTTCAGCAGAAGATATGCTGAGAGGTATAGGAGACGGAGCCGTAGAACTCTACTATGATGACAGCTTGAAATTTGATACCCAATCTGATGGAGTAAAATTTTATGGCCATCTATATACCAACGATGCAAATAAAATTCAGTTAGGAAATAGTCAAGACCTCTCCATCTACCATAATGGAACCCATTCGTACATCGATAATAATACAGGTCATTTAGTACTTAGAGCTAACGTGGCTGCAGATGTTGGTGGTGATATTTATTTAAAACCACACGACAATGAAAACGGTATTATAGTTACGCATGACGGAGCATGTGAACTCTACCATAATAATGTTAAGACTCTTTCAACAGAAAGCGAAGGTGTAATTATTCAAGGTCCAGAAAATGGTCATGGATCTATCTATTTATATGCTGATGAAGGTGATGATAATGCTGATAAGTGGGTGCTACAAGCCAAAAAAACTGCAAGTACATTTACCATTCAAAATAATAATGCTGGAGCATGGGATAGCAATTTAAAATGTCACGGTGACGGAGCCGTAGAACTCTATTACGACAACGATTTAAAGTTTGAAACCACAGCGAATGGCATTGAAGTAGAGGGTAATGGAACAGGTGCAGTTATAGCTAACTTTAAAGCTGCTTTAGGTTCAAATAACAGAAATTTATCAATAAAAAGTCCTGCATCTGATAGCACTACAGTTCCATTTTTATTTTCAACAAGTAATTCTATTGGTTTTGAAGTGGATAATGTTGAATGTTTAAGAATTGGAGCTGCTGATGATGTTTCACTACCAAATGATAATTCTAAGTTAACTTTTGGAGCTTCGCAGGATCTACAAATCTACCATGATGGAACGGACAGTTTTGTAGAAAATACCACAGGTAAACTTTATTTAAAGAGTACAAGTCTTATTGATCTTCGTGGCAACGGCAACGAAACAATGATGAAAGGTACTGTTGATGGAGCCGTTGAACTCTATTACGACAACACTAAGCGTTTTGAGACAATTGTAACTGGAGCGCAAGTAACTGGTGATTTAACCATACAGGCTGGAGAACTCAACCTTATGGGTGATTCAGATGCCGCAAAATACTTAGATGCAAGAATTGGTACAAACGCTTTTCATATAAGGAAAACAACAGGGGGTGATGCTGGTCACGAAACTATGGCAGCATTTAGAGGTGATGCAGGTTGCGAATTTTATTATAACGACTCGAAGAAATTTTCGACATATTCTGGAGGTGCGTTAGTCAATTCTGGGAATTTATTGGCAGGTCGAAGTGCAGGACATGAAGGAACTGGAGGTGAGGTTGGTTTACAACTAAGTGCGGATTCAAAATATGCAATGTTTGTACGATCAGGTGCTACAACTGCCTATCTTGGAAGAAATACTAATCATGGATCTATTATAAATTTCCTATATGATGGAAGCTCCGTTGGGTCGGTTTCTTCAAATGGAAATAATTTACCTTCAGATAGAAACTATAAAAAGAACATTAATAACTTAACTTTAGGCTTAAATTTAATAGAAAAATTAAAACCTGTTTCATATAATTATAAGTTTGAAAATGATAGTGACCCCGTAATGTATGGATTAATTGCTCAAGATTTAGAGCAATCTTTAGAAGAGGTTGGAGTTGAAAAAGATTCAGCCGCAATATTACAATATACTGAAGAATCTGAGAATGATCCAAACATTAATAATGATCAATCTAAATATAATTTATCTTACGAAAAATTAATACCTATACTTATTAATGCTGTTAAAGAACTTTCTACAAAGGTAGCTGCATTGGAGGGTGCGTAACCCGTAATTTTCAATGCTTGGTTAACAATTAAACTTTTATTATCTAACCTTTTCTTATGTCAACACTAATCGAACGCAGAGATGCACGTAAAGCAGAAGCTCAAGCTTTGGCAACTAGATTCAATACTCTTGCTGAAGAAAGCAAGAAGCTTGAAAATGAAAAAGCACAAGTTCATGCTGACTTCACTGTTAAAAATGCACAATATGCAGAACTAGAACAGATGATTAAAGAAGAAGAAGGTGTAACCGTTGACGCTGAAGCTCCACAAGAGGGCTAAACTCTAACTAAACAATTTAATCCAATGGCAATTGTAAAAACTTGGGAAGTGAACACGATGGAACGTGACATTTCCGATGGTCATGTGAATAAGGTTATCTATCGTGTTAAAGCGATTGATGATTCTGATAACACAGAAAAAGAAGGTACAAGACAAACAGGTGAAGTGAATTTCGTTAAGCCTTCTAGTCTCCCTTCTGACTTTAAAGCTTATGATTCGCTAGATGCTGCTACCTGCATTGGTTGGGTCAAAACAGCTTTAGGTTCTGACGGTGTTGCTGCTGTAGAAGCATCGATTGATGCTGCTTTAACTCCTGCAACAACTGCTGTTGGTAAGCCCTTCTAATTATGGCGACTACATCATGGGGTCTAGCTAATACAGACTATGACCTCGATGATGGGTTTGTTCATACAGCCCATTACACAGTTCAAAGAGTTGATGGATCGTATTCTGCTTCTAGCTATGGCAGTTGCAGTCTGACACGACCCAGTTCTTTGACAGATCGTACTGATTTAACAACAGCAGATATTATTGCTGATGTAAAAGGTGTGCTTGGTACGACTACAGTTACAGCGATTGAAAACGGATTACAACTTCAGATTTCAGAAGAAAAGACTCCTACACAAGGTTCTTTTGTTCCTGCCTCTTGACTGTTCTTCGTAATCCTTTTTCTCTTGAAATAAAGGAGAAAATAAACGCATTAATAGAACCTGCTGTTTTAAAGATAAAGTCAAATATTAATGTTAGATATGTAAATAATGCTGCAACTTTTATTAATGAGGAGGCATTAAAAAATCAGAAGAAGCTATCAAGTTCAAGGACTAATACAGCAGATGGAAAGACTAATTTAAAAAACTTTTCAAAGTATCTAATAGAATCTAATTCAACTATTGAAGAAGACTTGATCAAGGTACTAGAAGAAGTTTATCCATCTACCTCTATTTCGATGAGTGGTTCTTTCTATTATCCTGATACGGGTTATATGGGTTGGCATACAAATTATCAAGAACCCTGTAAGAGGTTATATATGGTCTATGCAGATATGGCTAATCGATCCTTTTTCCGTTATCAAGAAAAGCGTAAAATTATTACTGATTTTGATGATAAAGGGTTAACCATTAGAGAGTTTAATATTCCTGGCAAGAAACCTTATTTCTGGCATTGCGTTGGAAGTACTTGTGATCGTTTTAGTTTTGGATTTCGTATTGAGGGAGCGAATTAAGCTGTATCTTTAATACCATGTGTAACGGTAACAAAGTAACTAAACCTATAAAAAGGACTAGAGTTGTATGAGTTACAGCTTTTAAAATTGCTTCTCGTACCATGCAGAAGATCCTAAACATTATCAGTGTAATCTCTTTTGTTCTTGTAGCAGCGATTACTGGTGGCGGGGTGTTTGGTTATTTATGGATAACGAATGAAGATAATCAGAAGATGCTTCAAGATAAAGCAATGGAAAAGGTAATGGGTGCAATTAAATTACCTGGATTATCTGGACCTGCTTTACCCACTGGAGCGTTAAGTCCTGCACAGCAAAAGAACGAAGAGAAGAAAGCTTTTGGTTTGCCTAAGTTTTGATTCCTAAAGTTGAAATCCCTGCCATAGGGGTTGAGCCTGTAAAAACATATTTAATACAAGCACCTGTTGTTAATCCTCCGAGCGTACCCATCAATGTACCGATAGGTTTTCCTATTATTGAAATGCCTTGTGTAAAGGCAAGAAGAAGTATTGAAAATGATGCTCTAATTGATAACGATCCAAAACATAATTTAATTCTGTGTCCTGCTCAGACACCAAGTTATGAGCCTATGAGTTATGAGCCTCATAAGCTTGTACCTATAAAAGATGAAGAACCTCAACGATACGAACAACCAGAAACCCCTCCAGCACCAGAAGTACCAGAAGCAAAGC